GCTAGGCACTCCGCTAGGCACTCCGCTAGGCACTCCGCTAGGCACTCCGCTAGGCACTCCGCTAGGCACTCCGCTAGGCACTCCGCTAGGCACTCCGCTAGGCACTCCGCTAGGCACTCCGCTAGGCACGTTGTTAGACAACGTTACCATATAATTCGTAACATACAAAAGATATTCCAATCTCTCTTTCGAGGAAAGAGAGGGGAAATGATTCCTAACCTCATTGATCAACAACGTAAGACAAACTCCCTTAGGGGCTGAAGCAGAGACTGAAGCAGAGACTAGCATCTGTGAACGAAGTAACGTAGGAGCTGAAGCAGAGACTGACGAAAGCCCCGTACTAGACTTCAGCTCCTGAATTAAAGTCTTCACGTCATTCATCTTGCCTTTGGCTTTGCTAAAAACCCATCCACCTCCTCCACGAAGGTTTGCGTTCCATTTTCCTCCAATATTTTTAAGCTCCTCCTTGTAAGGACGAGTGTCGCCCTGTACAACGAAAGACAGTTCACTATAATCAACAATGTTCAAATCAGTCATTTTGATTTTTTTCACACCCTTGGAAAAAAATTCATTTTGGAAATTCGCAGCTACACTACACGTTACACATTGAGAGTAGTTGCTCAACAAAGGAAACCGAAACTGAACACATGTACAATGCAGTGATAGGATCATCATTGTATTCCCTTGCAATCACATTGTAAGAATCTGCGACTTCAACACACATTGTATTTAAATGTGGCACATAGTACTTTGCAACATAGAAAATTGAAATACGCGAATATATAGAAACAAACTCTTGGATACTTCGAATCCAAAGTGAATTGCGTTCCCTCATATAGTCAACCATATCACTCTGATTCCATCCAAGGTGCTTCATATCGGTTATTGAATAGATAGGTTCATTCATTTTTCTTCTGTAAGAATGATTTTTTAAAAACATTTTTTTCCTACCTTCTAATAAATGAATCCAATGTATTTACACTTATTATGCTTAGTTTTGCTGGTTGCAGCAATTGTATTATCTGCTTTTATCCTGAACAAAGTCGATAAATGTTGCAAAAAAGCCACACCTCCTCCTCCTCCTCCTCCTCCTTCTTCTTCTATGAAAGTCAGATTTAATAATACTGAAGCATGTTCGTATAATGGAACGTCAAAAGGTGGAGATTTAACACCGAAACAATGTGTTTCCGAATACAACGCGGCTTCACAGGGAGACACTCCCGACGGGACTGATCCGTCGTGTTGCATGCAAAATTGTGACACAAAGAGAGTGAAGGGAAAATATGTATATTACAATTGCAGTCCTCCTGAAGCAAATCATTGTGGTGCACAGTGCAATATGGACAATGAAGGGAAAGGTGCATGCGCAAGTGCTTAATAATTTTCTTATAAAGTTTTCAAAACTTTATAGTATATAAATGGCAGACCCTTCAAAAGTTAATCTAGCCAAATTTCCACCGTATTCACTTCCAAAATTGTACGGTTGGCATATGTTAACTTCGCAGGCAATCAAAGATGATGGGAAAGTATATCAATTTTTCGGGGCCAATTGGTGGGATTTGCTTATGAATGATAAATTACCTATTAGTATAGGTGGTGTAACTGTTCAAACAAAAAACACACATGCAATTATTTTTATTAATCTCGGTTCTGATGCAGTTAAAATGACCAATAACGATACAGGGGATGTATACAATGTTTTAGCAGGCAAACGCTCGAATGTAAACAACACGTATGATAGAACTATCGACCTTGTTTGCTCGAAACCCGAAAGCAACATACATTTGACTAAAATCGGCTCGATTTGGCTTGTTTTACTTCAGGTTGAACAAATCAAGAATGGAACTGCTCTTGTTAAAAACTCTGACATTTTCAACGATTTTCTTCTCATGACAGGAATTCCAGACAAGAATCAATACTTAAATACAGTAGGGATTGAAAATTTTGATCTCTTTCGGACCAAAAACTGGCAATTCCTTGATACCGATTCTGGAAATAAATCGAGATTAATGGACCTAATACTTGATCAATGGGAAAAAGTGAATCCATCGAAACGTATCCGTTCTCCAACAGGAGGGATTCCTCGAGTTATTCAGTGGATTTGGCTACGAAGAGACATTTCAAAAAATGAATTCGGGCCTCTTAAACCGGTTTTTTTCAAGTTTATGAAAACGTGGATTGATCGAAATCCCAATTTCGTGTTCAATATTTGGTCCGATAATCCAAATTTCATTGTTCCAAAACAATTTGAAGATTATGTTACCGTAAAAGGCCCTGATTCTATTTCAAAATTACTCGATCGTTTGAATCCAAAAATTCGCGATGACATTAAATACCTCTTTAAAAATCATCAGAACCCCGGCGCGCGATCAGATACTCTTCGACAAGCAATTCTCTATCTTGAAGGAGGAATGTATTCTGATATTAATGATGGAGCTTGTCTTGCTCCGATGGAAGCAATGCTCAAAAAATACGATTACATCATTGGTGTCGAACCTGTAATGTATGTGAATAATGCAATCATTGCATCAAAACCAAAACATCCCTTTGGAAAAGCAATGCTAACATGGCTTTCCCACAATTCTAAATCATTTGTTGAAGACTGGAAGGATTATTTCGATGCGGAGCAGGATGAAAAAGATGATTATATTGTATCAACAACAGGCCCGATTGCATTGACAAGTGCAATTTTTGGAGTTCTTGAGGACGAGAACGAAAATGAAAAATTAGATTATAGTTTAATTCTACCATCTTCTTGGATCTATCCAAATTACTGGATAGCAGATAGTCCGGGCGTATGGTTGAAACCAGTAAGCATAACTGCTCACTATGATCGTCGTGATTATTTAGCAACAAAATGATGATAAAATTAATTTTTATCGTCGAATTCGGGATTAAGTCCGCGACTGCGCCCTTTCAGTCCTCTCTCGAAGGCTTTGCTCGGTAGCTAGGTCCTCGGTGGTCTCCTTCGCCTCCTCACGCAAGAGGGCAAGCTCAGTTTCCAGCTCTCCAATCCGCACCACATGCTCCGATTGCTCAAGTGACAGTTGTGGAAGTGGAAGTTCCAAAAGCGGAATCTCGTCAGAAGCCTGTGCATTTGAGCACCTATGCAGGACAGGTCGCTTCAGAATCTTCCCAGTCTCAACATTGTAGTTGTAGATGAGCCTGTTGAGATTCGTAGGCGATTGCTTGTTCAAGATGAACAAAACGTGGTTAAATGTAATGTGATTACGCTGGCGATCAAGAAGGTAAAAGCTATGACATTCCTTCACAACTTCAAATTTGTCACGCGATACTGTGACAAAATTCTTCTTCATAAACCTATCGATGTATGCATTGTAAATGTACTTGGCGATATCGCGCAGAGTATTTTCATAGTCTGCGAAAACTGGCTTCATATTTGGATAAAGGTAGAAAAGAAGATCTACCATCTTCTTATCCTGACGAAGTTGCAGATACCTGAACTTTATACTCGGCTCATTTCCACGAACTAGGAACAATTCACGATAGCTATCCTGAACAATCTTCAGTTGCTTGTTATTGGGACCAAACCCAATAACACCCTGAGTTACCTTTGGATTTACCTTCTCTCTCACAAATGTCAAAACATCATTCGCGCTATCAAACACCAGCGGATCAGGCTTTGTAACACTCACATCAACATCCATGTTCAGCTTTCCATCCACAAATGTACCCACGTGATACACTGTAGGATAGTCAGGAGCGTCTGAAACAATACGATTGTCATTCGTAGAACGAACCAAAAACATGTACTGATACTCTGGATTCAGAGTCTGAGTGAACTTTTCACGAACATCCTCTCGAGTCACATCTCCAACTACGTGCGCAAACTTCTCATATCTCGTTGCCTCTGAAAACAGAGCATTCTCAAACATCGCTCCAAACGAATCACGAGAAGACCACTTGCTTCGAAAAGCATTCAGCTTTCGGTGAGTCGTAACAAACCACTTACTATTAAAATTAAAAACCCTCAAAAGTGTCCCTTCGTAAGAAGGGTAAAAGGTCCACTTTTCAAAGTCTGCAAGAACTGAACGAACACTCCCAACATCAGAATGACAATACTCAGGAATGTGTGAAAAAGCCTTCATCACAAGCTTATTCTCATGATAAACCAATCCACGACACTGCTGGACAAACTCATCAGAATCATTCTCACAATCAGTATAACAAAACAGATCCAAGCCAGACTCTGGATCAGAATCAACAAGCTTCACACTCGGATGATTCTCAACATTAACACGGTCAAAAGACCTACTCATATAATTCTCCATTTGCATTTTCATCCTAACTTTAATTTTTTTTCATTTTTTTTTCTTAAAATGTGTGAATGATAGGAATCAGATAACCAACAATTTTTTGTACAAGAAATGGTGAAATCAATTCAGTTGAAAGAAGTGAGTCATATTCTTCCTTAAACTTCCTCACATTTTTCTCATAGAATGGATTGTGAACTGAATTCAGCCAAGGACAGTTAAAAATATCTTTAGGCTTTATATTAGATGGGATAGAAGCAAGCCTTGCACAGTTAGAACAATCAAGATGGATTAGGTTAACAAATGTATTTGGAATAGAAGTGAGTCTTGGACAATCGAAGCAAGTAAGTTCTATTAGGTTAACAAATGTATTTGGAATAGAAGTGATATTTAGACAAGAGGAATAATGAAGATATGTCAGATTAACAAGGGTATCTGGAATAAAAGTGATGTTTGAGCAGAAGTTAAAATAGAGTCTCGTCAGATTAACAAGGGTATTTGGGATAAAAGTGAGTTTCGGGCAATACCAAAAAGAAAGTCTCTCCAAATTAACAAGAGTGTGTGGAATAATCGTGAGTTTTGGACATTCAGAATAATGAAGATCTCTTAGATTTACAAGAGTGGGTGGAATAATCGTGAGTTTTGGACAATTGGAACAGTGGAATAATGTTAGGTTAATAAATGTACTTGGAATCGTTTTGATATTTGGACAGTAATTACAAGTAAGGTCTGTTAGATTTACAAGAGTGGGTGGAAATGAAGTGATCTTTGGGCAAGACCAACAAGTAAGTCTTGTTAGATTTACAAGGGTATCTGGAAATGAAGTGAGATTTGGACACCTCCAGCAATCAATATATTTTAGATTGACAAGGGTGGATGGAATGGAAGTGAGATTCAAACATTCAGAACAATTGAGTTTCACTAGATTAACAAGGGTATCTGGAATTGAAGTAATATTACAATACGAGCAAACAAGTTCAGTCAAAGTTTCAGGGTCATATTCATTTCTACAAATGATACACATTTACTTTTCAAGGAAGACTTCCTTGAAATTTCAATTTTAAAAGATATTGATAACTTTAAAAAATGTCCATTAAAGCCGATGTATTGGAACTCGAATCGATTCGATCCGAAATTAAGTCTTTAAATATTCGTCGAAAAACACTTCTTGAAAAGGAAAAAATCGTACAGCAACGAATACAAGATTTTTTATTATCGAAAGATCAGCTTGGTGTCAAATACGGAAATACAGCAATCATTATTGAAAAGAAAGAGACACGAAAGACTAAGAAAGCCAAGGAAAAGGTTGTGGATGGTGCTATGATTCTGGAAAGATACGGTATAAATAACCCTGAAAAAGTATTGAGTGAACTTTTAGACTCTCAAAAGGGAGAAGTTGTTGTGAAAGAAAAATTAAAAATGAAAAAATTCAAAAAATAAAATCAGTAATAAATGATTATTGGTATTACAGGAAAAATTGGTTCTGGAAAAACTACACTTGCAAACTATCTGGTTAAATCACACAATTACACTGAATATAGCATGGCAAGCCCTATTAAATCAATTGCACAGATTTTTGGATACACTCATGATCAGTTGAATGGAAGTCAACAACAGAAACTCGAAATACATGAACATTGGGGCATTTCGGGTAGAGAATTTTTGCAAAAAGTTGGAACTGAATTGTTCCGTGATAAAATTAAGGAAGTTCTTCCAAATATGAAAAGCGTTTGGGTTGACTTGTTTCGACTTCAGTATGAAAAGGAACCAAAAGCATATGTCATATCAGATATTCGTTTTGTAGACGAGGCGAACATTATTAAGCAACTTGGAGGAATTATTATCAAAGTGGTTCGAAATTCCGACGTGTCTTCAGCCACCAGAATTGAACATGTTCATAAATCAGAGTTGGAAATGGATAGTATACCTATAGATATTACGATTGACAACAATCGTCTCGGAAAAGAAGATATTAAAAAAGATATTGACAATTTCCTCAATATCTTTTGGAAAATTCAGAATCAAATTGACGTGTCGAATGAAGAGAGACTCTTAATTCGGAAATAGTTTTTATATTTTCATATAGTAAAAATGTCTTCGTGTGAACAATGCAAAGCAGATTGTATGAAAACCTCTAACGTGAACATATCTTCGTGTATGAATCAAAAATGCCCTCAGTGTACAAATGGCGGAGACGTATGCACAAATCAGAATACCTTTAATCGAGCGTTCCGAAACGCCATTAAAAATATGGTAAAGAAGGATGAACAAAGCACAACATCTCAAGTTATATTTGTACTCGTGTACATGTTTCTTATTGTTTGGGCCTTGATGCTTGCTTCAAGAATGCCTTCAGGCAATGCAAAGAGCATGCATTACATGTTCGCAATCATCGCTCCTCCGATCTACATTATTTCGTACTACGTGGGACAAGAGAAAGTTCTCTAAACTTATCCATTAAATATTTTTTAATATCCTCTACTTTCACAGTATAAGGTACTTCAATTAGAATTACCTTATTTTCTTCGCACATTTTCCTCTTCATATAATCTCGATATTTTTGGTTTGTGAAAGCCTCATAATTCTTGTGGAAGTAAGGAATGTATTTGTAATGTTGGATGCCATTGTATTCGACTGCTATCCTTCTACTTGAGGAAAAACAGTCTAATTCAAGATTAAAATTTCCACCAGTTACTGGATTATTCAAGAAATCTGGACGAGCCTTTGAAAAATGTTCTCCGAAAAGTTCTTCAAGAACCCTACGACACTCTAATTCTCCCTTACTTTCTTGAGGCGGTCTCCGTGTTTTTGGAAGTGGTTTAACATATTGGAAATTCTGTGTCCACGTTCCACCTTTTCCAATCCGAAACAGTGAATAGATGGAAATGAAAAGCAAGGTTACAAGCACCACAATTGTAAATCCATTCTTGTTCCAGAATTTTTGGAATTTGTCAAACATTTATTTATTAGATATATAATAAAATGAATTGCCCCTCTAAAAATCGAGATTTTGAAGTTAGACCAAAAGATACAAAGACACATAGTTATATATGGAAGGAAGTTGAAAACAATCCGAATTTATACTGTTGGGTTCCTATTGAGAAGATAGCTTATTTTACAGCTGATGATGTAAACATTCAGGATATTCCTCCTGCGCCTCCTCTAAATGATGATATCCTCGCGCAAATCGCAGAGGAAGCTGAATACACCAAGCAGAAGAAATTACTCAAGATTATCGAGAATGGGAAATCACCTGATCAAATCCTCGTATCTGTTGATGATCCACGAAAGTATTCAATTGTAAAAGACTTTATAAAGAACAAGGGATTAAAGCTTTACGGTGGTTCTGCAATCAATTATTACCTTCCAAAAGAAGCTAAAATCTATAGTTCAACCGATATTCCTGACTATGACTTTTACAGCACCGATCCTTGGAATGATGCGGTTGAGCTCGCTGATATCTTTTATAAAAAAGGGTATAAATATGTCGAAGCAAAAGCAGGCATTCATAAAGGAACTTACAAGGTGTTTGTGAATCTATGGCCAGTTGCAGACATAAGCTACATTCCAAAAAAGGAATTCGATGCTCTTCAAACACGAACTATTTCTGAATTAAAAATTATTTCACCATTTGCTTTGCTTCGAAATATATACAAGGAATTTTCAGAACCATTTGCAAACCCCGGAAGATGGCCAAAAGTCGCCAATCGCGAAAAACTGTTTGTGAAATGGACACATCCACTTGATGGAAAATTCAAGTGTGGAAAAGATCTGTTTATGGGTGGAAAAATTAAGATTGACGATACAGTTGCAAAGCTTCTTGAAGTATGCTCAATAATAATTAAAAAGAACAACTATGCGATTGCAGGCTCTCTTGCTTATAATACTTACATCGAAATTGGCGGAGGAGACAAAAGACTTGTTGTAGACCATTACACTATACTTGTTGAGAACGGGCAACAAGTTGTACAGGATATTTTCGAGGTATTGATCAAAACCTACAAAGAGCTTGAAATAATTACAATATTCACACCTGCACGAGAACTCAACAATACAACCTACTGTATCTATGTCGTACTCAACAATAATTATTTCAAAATATGCGAAATCATAAACTGCGCGGTATGCACACCGATAAACAAGATTTTAGGACGAACAGTGATCGCAATCGATTATCTGAAATACATTCTATATGATGACATCACCACACAGGATAGTGAGGACGCAAAATGCAAATTGCAATACTTGGAAAAGATCCAACTCATGTACTATGAAAATAATAATATATCTGAAATGGATCCTTCCCCATTCCAACGATTCATTATCAATTGTATAGGTCCGACTCAAAACAATCTGAAGGTTGTAATATTGGACAGAATCCTTGACAAGGTCAATTCCAATATCATTAAAGAATATACAGACACACATCGCATTATTAAAATACCGAAAAAAGAAATTCCAAAACAATGTTTGGGATTAGATAAAGAAATTTGTAAGTATCCTTGTTCGTGGAACAAGTATGTTGGAAAATGTCAAGGTCTTCCAAATGGAACATACAGACCAGATTTAAAAGATTTGGACCCGTTTTAATGCGTGTTTCACAACGTTCATATTTGTCATATCATGGAAATGAGTACTATTTCCATCACCATCCACCACGATTTTACTATAGCCTGAAGAGGTCCGAATTGTGAGATCACCTAACGCAACTAATTCTTCATCTTGCGTTACAACAACAATAAGAACATTAGGATTCGAATAATCATTAAACAATGCTCTATACAGGTCAAGTGTACAATTATCAATTGCAACCACTTGATCACCTCCAGAACATTCAATAAACTTCTTTAGAAGTGTCGTTTTTCCTGTTGCACATTTTCCAACAATCGTTATTCTCATTTTATTTTCAATTCATCTTTTTAATATACATTGATAATGCAACCAGAGATATTATAACTATGAACATAGCTAGAATATATGCAGTGAACTCAATATTTTTTACAGAACGTGAAATTGAGTTCACCTTCATAAGAACATGATCGATTTCAGAATCGATTCCTGATTGTATTCCTGATTGTATTCCTGATTGTATTCCTGATTGTATTCCTGATTCAATTTTAGATTTTAGAGACATTTATTAACGTCAATATTATCTTCTCTTGTTTAATTTCTTTTGAAGACCCCGAACCTTGTTGAATAAACGTCCATAATCATCATTCACCTTCTTTTTCGGAGTCTCTGGCATCGGGAAATCATCAGAAGACGAGTCGTCCTGAGACGATGATGAATATTTTTCATGATGAGAAGGTTCGTACAATTCTTTGAACTTACTCGGCTTTTTCGCGAAATTTCTGTAATAGTCACCTTCAGACGAATCGCTTGATTTAGTTCTGCGGTCGTCTTTGCGTGAAGGCTTACGTTCTTCCTTGGGCTCTTCACAAACCCTACGTTCCTCTCTGCTGTCTTCCTTACGATGTCTACGTTCCTCCTTACGGTCTTCCTTACGGTCTTCCTTACGGTCTTCCTTACGGTCTTCCTTACGGTCTTCCTTACGGTCTTCCTTACGGTCTTCCTTACGGTCTTCCTTACGGTCTTCCTTACGATGTCTACGTTCCTCCTTACGAGGTTCTTCACGATGTCTACGTTCCTCTTTGCGTTCCTCCTTACGAGGTTCGTCACGATGTCTACGTTCCTCTTTGCGTTCTTCCTTACGGGGTTCTTCACGATGTCTACGTTCCTCTTTGCGTTCTTCCTTACGGGGTTCTTCACGATGTCTACGTTCCTCTTTGCGTTCTTCCTTACGGGGTTCTTCACGATGTCTACGTTC